ATTATGTAATGTTGCAAGCTCTCTTTCAAGTGTAACGTGGTACTGAGATGTACCACCAATGTTACGAGTGCCGCCAGAACCAGCTCCGGTTTGATCTAATGCTGTATGCATAGCACTAATGACATATTCATTTTGGCCCATGCCAAGATAGTCATTAGAACACCAGTTTACAATGTTTTTAGGGGCATATTTCCCATACCAAATGGCTTTCGGAAACTGCCCCCTTTCTCTTATAATATCATTGAATATACGATAGCGGCCATCGGCTTTGAAGTCACCAATAGTCTGTTCAAAATAATGTAGTATGTCGCGATCCATTACAAATACTCTTAATTGTTTTTAAGTATTTATAATGAATATCCAGTTCCCGTAAAGTTCGTATCTTCAATATAAGCCGTAAATTGCTCGTAGCCTCCTACTTTAAGGCCATTAACCACTATCTGCGGGAATGTGCGCGCTTCTGGAAACTCTGCAAGTACTTCGTCTCTGTCAAAGTCTTTTCCAAGTTCTCTGTATTCATATTCGAAGTTGCGCTGTTCGCATAGTGCTTTTGCTTTTGTGCATGATGGGCATGCTGCCTTTCCCCATATGTAAATCATAAGCTGAATCCTTTGAATGTGTCTGTTGATACGTCCTGTTTAGTTCCACCTTGCACATAACTAGTAATTTCAGTTTCTTGAGGTGCAACCTGTACCTCTGCTCCTGAAATCCATTTTTGAGTCCACGGCAATGGATTTTGAGGCTTGCCGTATGGAGACTCTAGCTTTACATTTGTCATTCGTTTTGATGCGATAAACTCGATGTATTGACTTAGAAGTTCTGTATTCAAACCAATCATTGATCCGTCTTTAAATAGATATTCAGCCCATTCTTTTTCTTGGTCAACTGCATCTACAAACATTTGAATACATTCTTCTTCAGTTTCAGCAGCAATCTTTTCAAAGTCAGGATCTTCCTTGCGCAACAATTTAAGTAGCATTTGAGTTGACGCAAGGTGAAGGTTTTCGTCACGAGCAATCAACTTAATGATCTTAGCATTACCTTCCATTTTCTTTAGTTCGGCAAATGCCCACGAACAGGCAAATGAAACATAGAAACGAACACCTTCAAGGATGTTCACACTCATTAGCGCAAGGTATAGTTGCTTTTTCATTTCATAACGATCAACGACAACCTTTTTACCATTGACTGTATGAGTACCTTCGCCAAGCAAGTTGTAATAACCCGCCATCTCAATAAGTTTGTCATAATAACCTGAAATAGCATCAGCACAATTTACAATTTCTTCAATATCCATCATTTCATCAAATACTTGAGATGGGTTAGAATATACATTACGAATAATATGAGTGTATGAACGACTATGAATTGTTTCAGAGAATGTCCAAGTGATGATCCAGTTCTCAAGCTCAGGTAATGAAACAATACTACCAAAGCTTTCGGCAGGAGCACGTCCTTGTACAGAATCGAGCAGAATTTGGCGCTTCAAGTTTGAAGTAAAGATGTGTTGCTCGTGTGATGTAAGTGCTTTAAAATCTTTTGCATCCTGATAGATATCTACTTCTTCAGGGCGCCAAAAGAATCCTAACTGTTTGTCAGTCAACTGATCAAACTGTTTATACTTCAAAGTGTCATAACGTTGAATCGTTGGGCCACCGCTGGGATCTAGAAAAGATGCAACAGATGTGTGGTCAACACGGTTTTGTACGTCAAAAACGCTCATTTGAATTCCTTTATGTTTAAATGTTAAATAGTGCAGCTTTCGCAGTCTGCGTCGTCTAGTTCACCTTGTGGCAAGGCTTCTTCAGTCATCTTGTCAATGTCAAGCTCACCTTGGCCATCATAGGTGTTAAAGTAGTAGAGTTGCTTTCCACCATACTTGTAGAACATAAGTAGGTCTTGCAGAAGAACACTCATTGGAATCTTTTCATCTTCAAAGAACTGCGGATTGTAGCTCGTGTTTACTGAGATACCCTGATCGATATACTTTTGTAATACTGCCATAATCTTTAGATAACCTCGCGGTGATTTTTGATCCCATAGTAGATCATACTTATTTTTAAAACGGAAGTACTGAGGCACGACTTGCTTCAATACACCATGCTTAGATTGTTTTACAGAAATCAAGCTGCGAGGAGGTTCGATGCCGTTAGTAGCGTTTGCAACCTGAGCAGAAGTTTCTGAAGGCATAAGAGCCATAAGTGTAGAGTTACGAATACCTGTATCTTTAAGCTGTTTGCGCAAGGCTTTCCAATCCATACGTTCTTTATGCTTAACAAGTTCGTCAAGGTCTTTCTTATAAGTTTGGTTAGGAGTGATTCCATGACCGTACTTAGTTTCCATAATACCAGGAATAGATCCCATGTCAACAGCTAAATCAGCAGAAGCCTTAATTAAATAGTATGACCATGCCTCAGCGTACTCATCGACCAATTCTAGCCCTTCTGGAGTGATGTCCTGATAGGATAGATCATGCTTGGCCATCCAATAGGCAAAGTTAATAATACCAACACCAATAGGGCGACGCTTCTCGGTAGAGAGCTGTGCAGCTAAGATTGGATAGTTTTGATATGAAAGCAAAGCATCTAGACCGCGAACAGCAAGCATACAAGCTTTCTCAAAATCTTCTGGCGACTTTACATTACCCCAGTTAATTGCAGACAATGTACATAGGCTGATCTCCCCATCCGGATCATTGATATCACTCAACGGTTTGGTTGGCAAGTCAATTTCAGCACAAAGATTTGATTGCCGAATAGGTGCAACTTCTGGAATAAATGATCCATGATCATTGGCATTATCAACATTCTGTAGATAGATACGGCCGGTGTTCTTACGTTCTTCCATAAAGCTAGAGAATAGCTGTGCAGCAGAAACAGACTTCTTACGAAGACGAGTGTTACGCTCAGCAGTTTCATATAGTTCACGGAACTTATCTTGGTCTGCAAAGAATGCTTCATACAAACCAGGAACGTCTGCAGGAGAGAACAATGTAATATCGCCACCTGTAATCAAACGTTCATACATAAGCTTGTTAAACTGCACACCGTAATCCATATGGCGAACACGATTATCTTCAGTACCTTTATTATTTTTCAATACAAGAAGATCTTCTACTTCATAGTGCCAGATTGGATAATACAGAGTTGCAGCACCACCACGTACACCGCCTTGAGAACAAGACTTGGTAGCAGATTGGAAGTGTTTAAAGAAAGGAATTACTCCTGTGTGATAGGCGTCCCCTTTTCTAATAGGTGAACCGATAGCGCGGATTGAACCAGCCCCGATTCCAATTCCTGCTTTTTGGGATACGTACTTAACGATGCTACTAGAAGTAGCATTAATACTGTCAAGGGAATCGTCTGTTTCGATAAGGACGCAAGAGGAGAACTGTCTCTGAGGAGTGCGTACACCTGCCATAACAGGAGTAGGAAGGCTAATATCGTGAAGAGAGATGGCGTCATAATAATCCTTAACCCATTTCAAACGGGTTTCTTTTGGGTAGTCATTGAAAAGAGTAGCAGCAATCAGAATGTAACACATCTGAGGTGTTTCAAAGATTTCTTTTGTTACTCTGTTTTGGCATAGGTACTTACCACGAAGCTGTTCCATTGCAACGTATGTAAGATTCTCATCTCGCTGGTGCTTGATGAAACCGTTGATCCTGTCCCACTCATCGTCATCGTAATATGTAATCAATTCAGGATCATAGAATCCCATTTCAATATTACGCTCAACGAGTTCTTTTACGTGACAAGGCTCGTAATGATCGTACACCTCTTTACGAAGTGCATAGTTTACTAAGCGGCCACCAACATATTGATAGTTAGGAGTCTCTTCTGTGATAAGATCAGCTGCTGCTTTAATTAATGTTTCTTGAATTTCCTTTGTCGTCATACCATTAAAAAATTGAATTTGACTTTTGATTTCAACTTCTGACGGGCTTACTCCTGAAATTCCATCACAAGCAAAAAAGACAACCTTGTGTAGTTTTTCAATATTTAGTTCTTCTTTAGACCCGTCACGCTTTACGACCTGCAGCATGCTTCTTCTTCCTTTTCTCTCAACATGTAGTATTTATTACGTATTTTTAAACTATATGTAGTTATTCTTGAATAAAATTGGTTATTTCTGGATAAATTTTGGATACAGCTTCGGCAACAGCTCGAGCTAATTCCATATGTTCCTTTTGTGTTCCATTACCTGAACGTAATTCAATAAAATGAATCCAAGAACGGATAGTACCATTAACATATAGACGTGATTTAGTTAATCCTTCTGGTAGAACAGCTCTTGCCTGTTCTTTTGCAATGCCATTGTCAATAGCCCACTCGTAAGCATCTTTTACAGCATTAATTACCATCTGCTGACGGATATCCCAATCTCGCTGCAGCATATCGTCATTAACATCAATACTATTTTGACGATTCTTTGTGTCTTGTAAACGCGCTTCTCTTAGAATAAAATCATCACCAAGATCGCGCACGTCAGCATACCGCTGAGAAAACTCTTGGAATGAGAAACTACGGTGCCGTAAGAGCTGGCGGGCGATATCTCTTGTGGTTTCGATTTCGATGCAGGCGCTTGCCATTTCGAAGGGTGACCAGTGTTTGTGCTTGATGAGATAGTCAAGTAGCTTTGGTGTTGTTTTGGTGTTAGCCTGGTTGGCGGGATTCGAGACACGGGCGCAATATGCGATGAGGTCTTGGATGTTTTCCAATCCCTTGAACGCAAGTTCTCCTGCGTGGATCCGACCATAGGGTTGGCTATGGGAAATAAGTCGTGCATGCAAAATTCAATACTCCTATACTTTGCGCCATGCGGCAAACTTCAATTCGGCTTGCAGACCCTGATAAGTATTATCTTCGATAATCTTCTCAACGTCGTTAAGACCATTAAGATACATTTCATTGATGTCCTTGCCAGGTACATCGGTTGGCCATATACAAATCTTATGACCGTTCTTAATCACTTTATCCATACGTTTATGGATTTCTTTATTGCGTGGTTCAGCATCAAATACGTATATTGCACGTTCATTTGCAGCATTACCATTTCCTTCTGCACCATTCATAGCGATGGAGTTAGACAAAAAGAAAGAGTCTATCGCGCCTTCAACTATATAGTAAGGCTCGTTAAGATTGACTTTGTCGAGACCAAAGATCTTTGGCCTTTCATCGAACATAATAGTTATATATCTAATCCCGTCAGGATTGAACCCACGAGCAGAAACGCCGAAGACTTTACCTTTCTCATCTAAGAAAGGAATTACCAGACGAGGTTCATCTTTACCTACATGCTCAAACTTATTTGGAATAATCTCATTAACCCAAGTTTTAAATTTTGGCGCGTAGTAAAGACGATAATGGTGATGAGGTGGAATACCCCTCTTCTTTATATATCTTACGATCGCGTGATTATGAGTGAGTTGGCTCACTTTTTTTAATTTTTTTAGTGGATCTTTCTGAAAGACTGGCTTCTTAGTTTGAAACTGAGTAATGTCATCTTTAACTGTATTGTTTGCTTTGTTTACAAACTTCTCAGCTACATAATCATTATAGAGTAGTGGATCGATAGTCTTTAGAAAGTACTGGAAGCCCTGTGAGGCACCGCAGTTATGGCAATAATAGGTGAACCTGTTATCCTTCTCTAGAAGCCAACCACGGGCCTTAGAGCGGGACTTTTGAGAGTCACCACAGATTGGACATCTGAAATTAATCTTATAAGGGGAAGTATGCCGAATTTTAAAGTTGTCGAGGCGACCCGACAGCATTTGGGCATATTGAATGTCTACAAAATCTACCATAATATATCCAGTGTTCACGTATAGTATAATTATATACTAATGCAACACAATGTCAACCAAAAAGTGAAGGCCACTGTATTCTCATTGCAATAAAAATTACAACTGCGCCTATACCCATCATGTAATATTTCCAATTCTCAAGGCCTTTAATTCGGTTTTCTTGATCTTTGATTCTTTGATCCAATGATCCATTTAGCTTAGCAAGAGCTTCCATAATCTCACGATTACGCTCAGCCCTGTTAAGAGCGTTTTGATCTGATAATCTTTGATGATCTTCTTTAGAGGAAATGCGATACTGCTCCAAGCGATCCGTCATCACGGCACCGCGAGCAACATCTTCTTGTTTGTGAATTTCTACCTTTTCTTCAAGGTCTTCGATCTTATCGTGGCAATTCTTAAGCATCTCGCCTTGAACTGCAACACGTTCAGACATATCTGCCATTGATTCAAGTGCAGAGTCAAACCTACCAAAATATCTTTCGATAAGTTTAATGTCTTTTTTAATTAGAGCGACGTCTGTTCTTAATTCATCCAACGTAGGATCCTCTTGTATACTTTGGAATATTATTTATTCCGTGTTGCTAACAGCCTCCTCATAGTATACAATTATTTCGCCTTGCTGTTGAATATATCTTCTCATTTCTGCTATGTTTAAAGCTAAGTTTTCATAATCTTTAACACTAAATGCTACAAATGCACGATTGCCGTTGACTTCCTCGAACTCTGCCAGGAATTCCTCTAAGTTATCTTTGTTAACAACGTATAATCGTGTATCAGTTAGATTGATCGGCTTCGGTCGAGCTACTGTCGGCACCGTCGTCTTCTGGATTTCCGTCACCACTTGTATCTCCGGTTCCGGTCTCCCGAGGGCGCAACCAGCTAGGAAGAGGGTCAGTCCCATTGCCGCCAGTTTCTTGCTCAAGCTCGCGCCAAAGTTTTGCTGTAGCGCCATTCATTCTTCCTTCAAGTTGACCTGGCTCTTTTAAAGCTAGGTTTGTTAAATTATGTCTTTGAAGTTTACCTCGTAAATCATCACCGTATGCTTCTGCTTTCTGCAAATCGGCCTGCAGAGTCAAATTTAATTCAGCCATTTGTGCCTGATCTGCTCTTAAAGTGGCAATGCTAGCCTCGGCAGTTTGTACAGCTACTTCCATTTTAGCAACGTTTGCGCGTGCAGTTTCTAAATCTGATTGTAGCTTTTGGACATACATATATCCAACACCGCCGGTGGCTAGCACCACTACTACGATAGCAATTTTAATCGATGTAAACATCAATGTTCATAAGGAGACTTAGTCGTCGTCCTCATCCTCATCTTCGTCTTCATCATCATCCTCGTCTTCATCTTCTTCATCATCTTCTTCTTTCATAGCTTTTTTGTACTTTTCTTCCAAAGCAGCCATGATACGAGTTTCCATTTCAGTTTCAAATGCTTCTTTAATTTTAAGTGGCTCTCTTTCCATAGCCGCTTTTACAATATCTTCCAAAGCCATAGTAGCTCTCCTTTATAAGTGATTTGTTTATCTATTTATTTATCCAAACATCTTGGCTTGTGTTGCAGGACCTACGATCCCATCTGCCGTAAGACCATTTAGCTTCTGCCATTTCTTAACTGCGGTTAGTGTACCAAAGCCAAAATCACCATCAGCACCTACACCAATAGCCTTTTGCATTTTAGCAACATCATCACCTTTCATACCCTTACGAAGAGTTCTCACACCTGTAGCTTTTGGTGCTGCGGTAGGAGCGGGGGCTGGAACTTCTCCTCCTAGAATTGCCAATGCTTCCTCCCAACGACGGTTACGATCATCTAATCCTATAGTACCACCATTGATCTTTTTTGTCAACCCTACATTGTCACCTTTATCGGCCCAGTTTTCAAGTTTATTTGTTTTCCAGAACCAGCATGCAGATTCAATAGCACCCTTTGGTGTTGCTACGTATTCTGCTGCTTCTTCTGCTGACATTCCTACTGTTTTTCCAAACGCTGTGTAATTGTTACGGCCAGTGAGCTGCTTGATACCGCGTCCACGGAACCTCCAGCCGTCGCCGTCATTAACATTACCCATTGCTCCTCGCTTAGATCGGAACTCATCCTGGTAAACATAGTTTGCAATTTTTTCAGGATTACGTGCATACTCTGCAGCATCTCTTTTTCCTTTTCCAAAATAGCGACCAAAGACACCATTAAGTGCTTTTTCACTATAATTAAGGTTTTCTTCCAACCGAGTAAAGTCAAGTGATTCATGAGCACACTGTGCCATAAAACCAGCAATACGGTTTGGTGTATTAATTTCATAAGCTTCAAATAGTTCAGTTGCAGCTTCGTACCATGATTCAGGATCTTTATTTTTAGGAATCATAGCACTGAATTGTTCTAATGTAATCATTTACGATCTCCAATTATGTCTCTCAGTCTTTTCTTTTTAGATGATTTATTTCGCGATGTCCAGCGCTTTTGCGCTTCCTTAGAAAATGCAGATCCGTCCATACCTGCAATATTACCAGAGCTTACATTGTTTGCAGGCTCTTCTTGTAATCTATCCATAATCCATGCCTTAGCATTGGCTTTACCGTATTCAGTTGTTTCCCATTCCCAGCTGCTTCTGCGCTTGTCCCACACCATAACTTTCCACTCGCCTCTATGGCTCTCGTTATGATCTAATGATTTTTCAATTTGATATTTCTTACCATTGATGGTAGCTTGAATCTCGCCGTTAGGGCCTGCACGTTTCCAGCGAGGCGCTGCAGCTTCTTCAAGACTTTCTTCATCCATAGCATCAAGCTTTGCAGCTACAGCCATCTTACGACGTTTTTCTTTTGATTTACCTTTGAATTGAGGAGCATCTGAGTCATAGAAATCTTTAATCCATGTACCCATATCATCAGACTTTTTTAATTTTTCTGATAAAAATAATTCAAATTTTTCATTTAAACTATTGACATCTCTTTCTTCTGTGATATAATTGACATATCGGTCATTAAATAATAGTAATGATTCTTCTAGATCTTCTTCAGTAAGATCTTCAGTAAGCATAGACTCATCAGTAAATGCTTTGTATTCTTTAATTAGAAAGAGCGCTGCAGCGTATGAGGCAAGACGAGATTGTCCACCCGGAACTTTACCGAGAATCTTCTTAAGATTTGCAATCATAACATCAAAAATCCCCCAAGCTTTACGCTGGCGGCTATTAGTAAAATCTTTCTTTTTAATTAGAACTTTACCTTTATCGTCAATAATACCTTCCTTATACGCATCCCACTTGTTAAACGGCGTGGCTAGGCGTCTAATGAATTGGTATACTAAAAATAAGTCAACGACCATACGTCAGATTCCTTCGAGTTTATCCTTGATGATTTGATCGCTCTTAATATTATCTTTATGAATACGAACATCATCATATATAATTTCACGAGGCATGAAGTTTAAATACTCAACGAATGGTTTTAAGTATTCATGATACTCGTGAAGTTTCATAAACAACATATTAGTAGCTTCATATCCAAACACATTATAAATGATTATTAAGTGGTTTAGAATCAACCTTTCTTTTAAATCATTATCTTGTCTATACCTTCCAAACAATTTGCGCAAATATTGAAATCTTTTCAGATCTTCCTCGAACTCTACGATATCAGAGCAGTGAGGATTGTCATAATATTTGGAAGCAAATAACAGAAAGGTTGATTCTGTTAATTTCATTCTATATCAACCAAGTATTAGCTATCAGCTACGATTGTATCTTCAACTGCAGTGTTACCTGTTACACCAGCGTCGCCAGCGTCACTAGAAGATACTTTCATCGGAATAAGACTCTCAAACTTGTGACGAGTTGCACCTGTAGCATCTGTATATGTGTGATATAGACCCCAGCCTGGTGTCTTAATACCTTTTGCACGGTTAGCTGCTACGACTGCTTCGTCAGTGTCTACGAAGATTGCGTTGTCTTTGTCGTGTGACTTGTTAGTGTTATTCGCATCGTCTTCCAAATACTTTGGTGCGTCCGCTGCGCTGTCAGTTTTACCCCAAGATGCCATTTTTGTTCTCCTTATAAGCTCTCGCGTATGGTTTATTTATTATTTTTGTCGTGCTTTTTGTTTAGCAGCTCGTAATCTATCTTTAGCTGCTCTAATACGTTCACGATCTTTATTCTTTTTTTCTATATCAGCAGCTTTTTTCTCAGCTCTATCTGCTCTGCCTGCGCTGGATAATCTAAAATTACCCTGCTTATTCACAGCTGCTCTATAAGCACCTTTTGCTGCCATTTTAACAGCGCCACCTACAACTTTACCGATGATTTCATCAAGCTGTTCTTCATTCATATCAGCCAAATCATCGGCAGAAATGTTTTCTTCTACACAATAAGCCTTAATAGCTTCTTTGATTTCTTCTTCTTTAAGCTTAGGACGCATGTTTACGTACAACTTATTAGATATAGATTTATGATCCATGCTTGGACGTTTCTTACCAGCATTCTCACGCTCTTTATCTTTTTTAATTTCAGCTGCAGTAGGCGGTCTATAAGCTTCTGTTATTTGCTCTACTTCTTCACCACGGAGTTGAGCTAATGATCTTTGAGTTGAAGTCATTGTTTTCTTAGGTAACTTACGGCCAGTTTTTACTGAACGCCCCATTGCCTTTGCATGTTCTGCATCTTTTGCACGTTGAATCGCAATAGAGTCACCTGTCATTTTTGGCGCGCCTTTACGACGAGGTGCTTCGGTAATATGATCTTTGAAACGTCTCATAGGTTTACCCTTTGTAGTTTTATTGATATTTATTAGTTATCGACACTTGCGCCGGCTCTCCACTGGTAACATGACCAATATTTGGCTTTCCACTTAGGGCCAGGATTGTCACAACCATGTCGAGCTCTAAAGCTTTTACGTCTAGCAGGATCATCTCTTTTGATCTCCATGTTTGGATCACCGAAGCGAACTACTACAACGTTGCCTTTGTCATTCTTAACGTAAACCTTAAATTTCTTATTAGGATTCTCAGAAGTACGAATAGGGTCGTTGAGCTTGACTTTCTTGCCTTCAAACTCTGATTCTGTAATCTCTAGATCTTCATATAGATCGCACTCTTCGCAAATGGCATCAATACGATTTTCTGTGTATTTAGTAAATTTATCCATTACACATATTCCTTAATCTTCTTTTCAATAGCTGAAATGATTTTATCATGGGTCTTACTTAAATATCTATCAGATCTTAAACGTTTAATTGCTAATGTAGTATCTGCAGCATATTTCTTTTGGAAATCAGCGGGTCTAGTATCAATGTCTTGTACATTGGCTAATCTATCTGCAAGTTTAACTACCAATGCCCAGCTTGACATCTTAGCCATTTTACCAGCGATATATTCACCTTTACCGATAGCATCAGATGCTACTTTGTCTGTAGTTAATTGCTGTACCATGTCTGCTACTAACGCACCAAACTGTTTAACTAGATCTTCATATGTTGTATCAGTATCTTCTAAAGTATCATGCAAATAAGCTGCTTGAATCATCGCAGAAAGGTTATTAGATTTTTTAAACTGCTTTACGAAACGAGCAACTTCTTTAGGGTGATTAATATACTCGCCACCACTTTTTCTAAATTGGCCTTTATGTGCCTTTGTTGCAACTCTTAAAGCTTTAAGAGCATTTTCATTTAGTGTGTCTTCGGCTATATACCTTTTAAAACTTTTCATCCGAACTCGTGCCCCGCTACTCGTTTCATCTGCTTATTAAATTCAGCCTGAGATGGTTTTTCTTTATATAGCTTAATAGAGATTTCAGGACGATCTTTTCCTTTGATTCTCCAATTATGACCTTTTTCTTTATGCTCAGGTTTTGTAGTTTTAACTACACGACGTTTATAACCAGCTTCCCAAGTTTCAGAACCTTCATCTAATGTGCCTTCTTCTAAAAACTGTTTAAAACTAATCATTTCATCAGACCTTTTATTGTTTTTAATGCCTTTTTGCCATCAGGATGGTTTGGATTGATACTTACCTCATCTCCATTTACGAAGTCAGATATATTAGCAGACTTCCCCAAAGCAGCAATTGCTTTATGTAACGGATCTTTGGCGTCGTATTTTCTTTCAAAACCGGGCTTACCTCTCAGCTCGACCCAACTCTTTTCCTTCGTGTCCCACATTTTAAGCACATCTTGATCTTTGCCTCGTATCAATTTAAGCTTAACACCTTCAGCAAGATACTGAGTATATCTTAACAATTTGGTGTATCCTTTTTGTATTTGTTCACCAATTTATCAGTACCTTGGTCGCCTGCGCCACCTTCTTCTGATACATCAGCTGGACCACCATCACGACGTGCCTTTGATTCAATCTCAGCATCGTCTTTCTTTTTCATTTCTCTTTTAGAACGCTTTACAATCTTTTCTTTCTTTTCACGATCTTGTAATTCTTTATTAGCATTAGTTGCTAGAGTTTCTTCTTCATTTGTTTTGATCTTATCCTGACCACGATCGTCTGTTTGTTTAGAACGAGTTGATTTCATAACGGTACGAGTTTTACCGTCAGGTCCTGTGATATTTACAGGTTTCTTAGTAGCAGACACTGTTGTTTCATTGATCTCTACTTCTTCAGACTCACTCATATTACGGCGTTTCATTTCTTTAGTGATACGCTTCATCATATGCTGAGTTGATGGCATTTTTTGATCTTGACCTTTGAATTGCTTATGTAAACTTTTTAGGTTATCATCAGATTGCTTTTTCATTTTAGCATCTTCATCAAGATCTTCGCTATAGCCAGCACGGAGAGCTTTAAATGTTTTCTTAGTAGCATTGCGATCTGCCATTTTTAAACCCTTTGTCCGTTTGGACATTGTTTTTAAATCTTTTTTACCGTCGCCATCACCTCTAAGAACAGTAGCCATCGCCGAGTTGCCAGCTTTATCTTTACTATACTTAGCTT